CCTGCTTCCAACATTGTAAAACCAGCTGCCATCCACATCACTAAGACTGCAGAGACAAGGAAGTACAATGTATTTAAGGCATAGCCTAATTCCATATATTTCTCCTAATGGAATCGCCATACAACATTCATTTTATAATTCTATTTATAAAAGTTCTTAAACCAAACGACCTTTCCATCACGTTTAATGATAGCCGAGTTGCAATAATAAGTATCACCACGAACTTCGGCTGCTCTATATAATAACCAACAAGTCTTTACATCTTTACATACATAAGTACCTGATGGTCCATTCCACTTATCGATGTCCATTGTAACCAATTCTGCCTTAGCAGTACCCATCATAATTAAAACTGTCCATAATGTAATAGCAATTAAAATGCCCTTCACTTGTTCCATACTTTACTCCATACTTTTTGACAGAAATAATTTCTATCTTGTTGTGTTATATAAAAGGCAAACACTAAAGCACTTGCCATGATTAAATTTATTAAAACCAATCCCATATCCATATTACTTCTCATATTTGTCTAAATTTTTAAAATGATTCTTAGCCCAACGAACTGCTTTTGGTAGTGGGCAATTAGTCATCATCCACGTATGTGCTTTTTTAATATCCATTAATCGTACTCCTATATTATTCTCTATACCTAAAAAGACTCCCGAAGGAGCCTCTTTATTACTATATTAGTATATAGTTATTTTACTTCTGCTGGAAACTTGTATCTGTTTAAAGCATACTGATCATTTGACTCATCATCAATCTCATTTACCATATTAGTAAACTCAGTTGAGTACCAACGTGGATCCCAGTAGTCGTAACTATTGTATGCAAAGATTCCGTTGTCGTCAGCATTACCATTAGAGTTGTTAAATGACCAACGATTGTTGTTATCATTATCCCAAGGGTTAAAGTTTGCGTTGTCAAAGAATGCACTTGCTGATGTTACTGTTAAAAGCACTGTTAATGCTACGAATAAATTTTTCATTTATTTCTCCTAATGTTTAATAGATTTCGCATAATCGCAGGTATCTATGTTGACCTTTACTTTATATAGTTTATTTATATAATCAAAACATAATATAGTTATTTAGTGCGATAAAAAACCGATGCTTAAATCGGCTAATATTATACTACTTCTTTGTTTCTTTACTGATTATATCTAATACTTCATTTGTGGTTACTGTAACTCCAACCCATATCCCAACCTTATACGCACCTAGCACTAAAGCTGCTATGATATACCATTGATACTCAATCATCATTTATAATCTCTTTAATGTCTCCACTAATAACTTCTAACTTGTATATGATATGTGCAATCACCAAGCCTATAATAAAATATCCTAAATCAAATTCTGGCATTATTTCCACTCCTTAGTTTCCCAATTTATACTTGCACTTGCAACTACATAGCCCAAACCAAATGCCACAATAGTTAAAATTATTACACATAATACTACCATTATACTTCTCCTGTTATTTTATTATAAATTTCTTTCCAACCTTGAACTCTGATATCACCATAATCATTAATATTATGTTCATGGGCTACTAAGATAGGATTTAATCCAGCTTCAAAACCATGTTTGATATTGGTAGGCTTATCTTCCACCCAATAACAACCAGAGTCTTTCCACTTAGCTAATTCTTTATCTTTATCATCGCCTTGACCTAATATAGTAATACCTTCAAAGACTTCCTTACCGAACAATGTTTCTAAGTTATACTTACGAAATTCCTTAGCAGCATCATCCGATGTTTGACTAGTGATTACATGAAACCTATAACCATGATCAGTATATAACTTGCGTACATATTTAACAGCGTCACGTAATGGACCTAAGTTAGCCATGTGAGCAGAAGAATTGAATTGACCAACTAAGCGGTGACCTTCAGCGGGGAGAATATCTAAGGCTTTACCGACATTATATTCATTAGGGTGTTTCACCTCTAAATCATGTCTATCTTTAACGTAGTTGAAGAAGTATGGTTCCCAATCTAATAGGACTCCATCACAGTCAACTAAAATTATATTATCTTTCATAAATGTATACGTCCACTGTTGTTGCAAGAGAGATTGGAATATATGATTGAGCGTTGTATCTTGCGAAGTAACTCGCTCTTTTTTCGTCTACATTATCTTTCTGCATGTAATATTTTGTCATCTTAGCGATTCGATCGATTCCACGACCAGCTAATTTAACATACAATTTAGAACCAGTTTTCTTATTGGCTACAGATATTGTCTTTCTAATCTCTGCAATCTTTTCATCAGTAGGATCAAAAGTACCTACAAAACTATTTGAATATCTTTTCATTATGCAATACCTCTTCTAGCTTCAACTTGATTATGTGATAATTTGTATTGTTTACCATTCGTTGCTTCAACAATATATGGATATTTTTTAGCTTTAACGTTATATCCAACAACCTTAACTTTACCTAGTTGATTAATATCAATGATATCATTCTCTTTAAACTTAGTAAATAATTCTAAAGCTTTAACGTCTTTAGATTGTGTACCGGTAAGTTTACCTTCAACAGATACTGTAATAGTATTTGATGTATACCTAATACCTTTAGATTGCAATTCAACACCAGACTTCTTTTCATATTTTGCTAATAGATCATTCAATTCGTTACGAAATTCTACTAATGTTGCTTTATTAAACTCTTTTATCTTTTTCATTTTTTACTTCCTTTTTTATTGTTTATAGTTCTATTATACCATAAGTTGGAGTAAAAGTACAGGTAAAAGCTGCCTAATTTCAGATTATTTAGAGATATGGTTTTATATCTCCAAAGGGATATATTCAACGCACTCCTGTGTGATTCTAAGAGTTGGCCATATAGGACAACCGTCTTTATGAGCTCTAGTGCACGTAGCGCATAAGTCTATTTTATTGTTCATGAAACTCCTTAATGCATCTCTCTAATTCCTTATCCCAATTATCACGATCTTCAATAAACACTTGAGGTTCAGCATCATCCACCGCGATAATAGTAACTAATTGTTTAATAGGTATACCTGTTCTCTCTTCCCAAGCAATAGCATAAAATGTTTCTTGGATGAAGTAATTTTTAACCCACTCAAACTTCTTGGTCTTCTTACTAGTCTTATAATCAATAATAGAAATCTTACCATCAAATACTCCAACACAATCTACTCGTCCAGCAAGTTTTAAATGGTCAGAATATAATGCAAGCTCTTGTCCATATACAAGTGATAGTCTCTCGTCAAGGATAGGTTTAATAGGCATGAAGTCTGCAAGAATATTAGGCATTGCTACACCCCACATAGGATCGTTGTTAACATATTTCTCTGCCATTTCATGAACGGCTGTCCCGCGGGTACTAGCACGATAACCTATTTGGCGAGCAACATCTTCACCGACTCGCTTCTTCCAAGCTTCAATAGCTTCTTTAGACTGTATGCCTAAAATTGTAGTGATAGATGGATAGGTATTTCTACCGTGTTCATTTGGTGGGGTTGTATAGGTTCTACCAGTATCCTTTGTGCATGATACTAGATCAGCATAGCCTAAATCAATCGGTTCATGTTTAAACATAGTGTATTATTGTTGTTGTAATATATCTATTATAACACAAAACACGGTAAATGTACACCGTTATTTAAACTATTTTACCAATTATCTAAGCCTGAAGCTCTATTAGGACCTTTAGTTGGATAGTGTTTCTTAAGGCCTTTCATTTTAGCCTTGAAGTCATCATTGGTGTTTGAATAGAGATCACCCGAAGATCGAGCGAACGTAGGGGTTGTTAAGAATATTGTACGACAATTATGTTCTTCCATATAAGCAGCTTTATCTGCGTAAGGCATAGTGTCTTCCCAAATTTCTTTAGTTTTATTATGTTCGAAGTTATATACTGGCATTATTCATTTAGATGTGTGGCACAATAATAAAAACAGCAAATTGCTATAAGAAATACTGTGATTATAGCAAAATCATTTAGAGATAAATTTATTTCCATATACTTCTTCAACTAATGCTGATGTTAATCCTTTATATTTTAATTTACCTTTAGCAGCATTTTGTAATACTTGAGCGTCCATTGGGTGGATTTGTTCAAGCATAGCTTTAAATGATTTAGTTGCTCTAGCTTTATCAAGTTCAGTGTTGGTTAACGCTGGTAAATGTTTTGTAATATCCTTTAACGATTGAGTATGTGTTTCTGATGGAGTCCAATTAACACCTTTATCAATGTTTAACTTAATTTTTTTATTAAAGTTAACTTTTAATATATCGCGCAAACCAAGACTATCGTTATTAGCAATCACTTTCATTTTATCTTCTCTTGTTAAAGCTGCTTCTACTGCTTCTAATACTTCGTATATTTCCATCCTAAAACTCTCCGGCACATTCAATTAATAAATTCATTCGTTTTTCAATCAAGAAGTTTAAAACACTTCCTGCTTTAGGGTATTTATACGTTTCGTATTGTTTAATCGATTCATCTTTAATCTTTTGTGGTGTTCTATCTAGATCAATCACTTCTCTATTTCTCATATAATTTCTAAATGCTTCTTCAGGCATAATAGCTTTAAGATCATCTTTATGATTCCACCATTCGTCTAGTAGTTTCTTTCTCATTGGGGTTTGTCTAATCTTATCAGTGAAAGAGTTATCAGGGCTTAACACATTTGGAACACCATCACCCGAATCACCTTTCATAAGATGTTCAAATGCATATCGTTGAGACGTAGATTCAGGTTTAACCATCTTTTGTTGCATAGGACTATATTGAATTACTTGACCTTGGTGATGCAATTGAATAAAGTCTTTATCAGCAGAAATAATAACAATCTTCTCACCTGTAAGAGGCTCAGATTTGTGGACTACCAAGGCACCAATGATATCATCAGCTTCAGCACTCTCTACTCGAATCACCGCATACGGGAAGTTCTCACGGATATCATTAGTAACTACATCTAAGATTCTAAAAATCTCCGTCCAGTCTTTACCATCATCAATTTTACTTGTAGTACGTGCAGCTTTATATTCAGGGAATACATCTCTACGCCACGATCGTGAATCACATGCAATAACCATCCGACCGTAGGTATGTTCAGGATACTTAACTCGGTATGAGCGTAAGTTATTTAAAATTACGTGACGAATAAGCTCTTCACTTAACTCTTCTCCTCTACCCAATTGGCCCATTATAGAACCAATGCCTATACCATTATAATCAACTATTACCATCTTCTTTCTCCATTATATAATTTTTAACTGATCCAACCCCTATCTTAATAGCAATAATACCATTATAAGAATCTTCTCTCAATAACACTTCTTCATTTACTTGCCATACCAATTCCGCATAGTTTGTATTACCTCTTGTAGTACATAGCTCTATGATTTCTCTTGTAAAGTTTTCCTTTCCTAACTCTTCAATGTCTTCTAACAATCTTTTTGATGAACCATAGTAGTCTTTCCAGTCAGTTTCAACTATCCGGTGTCTTTTATTCTTTTTACCTTTGAGAGGCTTAAGTTTTCTCTTACTTTTAAAATATTTTCTCCCAAGATAGTCGTGTCCATTACTAAGATTAGTGATGCGGTAGATAAACCCATAGTACTCACCAACATCTTCTGAAGTAAACTCTTCTCCTTTATACGTCCACTTCGTCGAATCCATCTCGCCACTCCTGCTCTTCACCGCAGAACGGGCAGTATGGGGTTTCCATATCCATATCATTTGCCGGAACCATTTCTTTAACATCAACATCAACTAGAACTTCATATTCTGTATTACACTCTCTACAGATCATCGAAAGAAGTCTCCTCTAAAAATAGATATGCTTCTAATTCGTCAGAACCACCAATATGGTTATCGTTTAAAAAGATTTGCGGGTATGTTGTAGCGTTAGGCGCTAATGTTAGTAAGTCAGCTTTAGTCCATTGCACTTCATCAACTAGCCGTGTTTCATATTCAATGTTAGCTTTGTCTAAAAGCCCCTTTGCTTTGTCACAAAATGGACAGTAGTTAGTTGTCCATATAATATTGTGGTTCATTTAATCATTCCTGTAAATTAATCAATCAATCTATATATACTATAATTTGGTGGAGGATGATTTGGTTATAAGGTTCATCCTGCCTAAATCCTCAAATCACACTATGCCTATCAGGCTGCGATTGCGTAAGTATTTGCGTTAGCGTTTACTTTGGGTCTTACAACTATTAACCTTCTGTTACGATGTCGATTCCAAGTCATCCCCATCAAAAGCATACTGTTAATAATACACTTTTGGTGGAGATGGGTGGGTTCGAACCACCGTGTATCATAACTCCAATCAATAGTAAATGGTAATAAATTACCAAATTTGGTGGAAGCACTCGATAGACTTTAGCCTAACCTTATCTCCCATTATGAAGTGGTTCGTAGTTTTAAGTTCTACTAAACTTTGAGCTATTACTTATTAAATAACTTATATAGTACTGCCGCTGCTACTAAGCCTACTAAGCCTTGAGCACCAAGTTGTGATACGATACCAGTAATTGTAGCGATGATGTCACCACCTACAAATGGAACCGTTCCACCGAAAATAACCTGTAATACGATTGCAAATGCAATTAGTGCTACACCAGTTTCTGTACCTGCTTTGATCCAAGCATTGATTTTATCTAACATATTTCTTACCTCTTGTTGTTTTAAAATAGTTTCACAACGTCCCGGTTGTCTTACATTAACTATTCAGACGAATAGCAAATTTATTTATACATTTTAATATATCTATTATAACATATTTCTCAGCAAATGTACACCGTTATTTACACGCAACCTCGTGGTTGTGGCATTCCGCCATACTTACTAATAGGTTTCATTGGACCTGTCAACCATTCTTTGAATAGCACCTTCTTATCAATACCAACATACTTAGAGAATGTTCTAATTGGTGGCACGGCTTGATTCTCTTCAAAGTATTCTCTTGCTTGCATAATTTGCTTTACCATAGACTCTGTTAATACAATGTCATCTTCCTTGGCCATTTCAAACATTATTTCTTCCGACCAAATTGTTGGATCCTCAAGGTATCCATTTCCTGTTCTATCTAACATATTATAAATCCTCCATATCAAAGTCTTCATCTTTACTTGAATCAATAGCAGCGATGTAGTTAACACTCTCAATCTCTTGCGGTGCACTCTTAACATTAGTTGAATCAAGGTAATTATCTACCCACGGTAATGGATTATGTCCAATAGCAAGACCTAGCTTAGATGGATTTAAACCAATGTTGGTCATCCGTACCACAAAGATATAATCCATGTACTCTTTCAAGATATGTTCATTCATACCAATCAGGGGAGTGCCTTTAGAGAATAGATATTCAACCCAATCCATCTCTTCTTTATATGCTACTTCAAACATTTCATATGTTTCATCTTCAAGCTCTTGTGCAATCTCAACGAATCCTTCACTCTCATCTGTTCGTAGCATTTTAAGTACACGTTGAACAATATCTAAATGGATCATCTCATCTCTTGCAATTAGCTTAAAGATATTACTTGAGCCAGCCATAAGTTTAGTTGGTTGCTCAGAGAAACTCCAGTTAGTAACGAATGTACAGAAGAATCTAATACCTTCAAACATATTAAGAACAAGTGCAGCTTTGTAAATTGCAGTCTTAATCATCTTTTCATCAACTTCAGGGAAAGGTTTTGCCATACCATGATTAACAGCGGTTGAGTTAGCATCCATTCTATCAAATACACCTGTTGCCCAATCGAATGCGCCTAAAATAGAAGTAGCTCTTTTCTGTACTTCTGGATCCGATGTGATAGAATCAACGAATAGGTCTACATCATTATAGATTGCACGAACCATTTCCGTATAAGACTCTGAATGCAGTAACTCATTGTTCTGGTGATTTGTAATATATAATTCCCATTCAGGGTTATTAGATATACCACCATTATTAAACAACTGAAGAGGGGCACGACCAGCACAACTATCTAATGTAATAGCAAACTTTAAACCTGCTTCATAGATATGCTTACCGGCTTCATCTAGTGATTCAAAGTCTTTCTTCTCCTTTGATAAGTCAATCTCATTCTTACTCCAATTACCAATACTTCTCATCTCTTCTGCAAAGTCCAGAATCCAAGGATACTTCGGATCATGATATGTCTGAATGTTTCTATGACATGAATTCTCACCTAAAAATAACCTTGTGCCTTTACTATGTACTGTCTCACCTAGTGAAAATATTTTACAACTCATGATATATACTCCTTCTTTAAATTGAACATGCACCAGATTCACAACCCTCAAGGATCACTTCACTAGTATTTTCTTTATCTTTACTTCTGATATAATATAAACTCTTCAGCCCATATTTGTATGCAGTAATAATATCTCTTTTAACTCTATTTGAATCTAGAATCTTTCCTTCGATTTTGGTTAGGTCATACCATTGATTAACACTCATACCTTGGTCAATAAACTTCTGGAGGATAGCCATAAGCTTAATGTATTCAGAACTATCATTGTTTGGCATATCCCAAGCTTTCATATAGTACTTTTCTTTGTCATGATCTGGAACTAAACTCTTAACGGTATAAGCTGCAGATTCAAATGTATCTGTCACACTTTGAATAGGATCAATACCTTGTGTACTATTACTAACCAATGATGAACTCGCCGTTGGAGGAATAGCAGAAAGAGACATATTGCGCATACCATGTTTAGCAATATCTTCTCTTAAACTTTCCCAATCGCATAATAACTTATTATCAACAATTTGATCTACATTCTTATTATAGGTATCAATAGGCAACTTACCTTTAGAATACTCTGATCTATCAAAGTATTCACATGCTCCACGTTCTTTAGCTAATTCCATAGAGGCTTTAATTAATCCGTATTGGAAACGTTCAGCCCACTTATGTGTTAACTCTTTCGCTTTAACTGTTCCTAATCTTGCCTCTGACTTAGCTAAGAAATGAGCAAAGTCTGATATACCAATACCTAAGAATCTGTATCCTTTCGTTGGCCACTCAGCAGCATCTAACGGATACTCTTGAATATCAATAAGGTTATCTAAGAATCTAACCATCAGTTTAGTTAAGTTATCTATACGTGTAATAGAAGATAGCTTGCCAAAGTTAACACAGCCGAGAATACATAATGAGATCATACCATCATCTAAATCATAGTCTCTGATATTATCAAATTTAGTGTGTTTCAACCCATCGAACTTAACTGCTTTAGTTGGCAAGAAGATTTCTGAGCACAAGTTTGTTTGTGTTACTGGCTCTGAGAACAAGCCTTGCTTATTAATGTTATCTAAGAAATGTAAATAGATTCTACCAGTACCAACACGTTCTTTAATTAACTTATTAAAGATTTCAGATGCCGGGATTTTGTTCTTTCTAATACCACGCTTATTCTCATACATCTCGTATGCTTCATTGAACTTTTCAGTATCGCCATAATGCTCAAATAACTCAGGTACTTCTTCTGATGAGAACAATGTAAAGTCTTGCTTCTTCATTAACCTCTCAATAAAAATTGATGGAATGCCGATTGTATAATCAATGAACCTAGCCCTAGTAGTATTAGAACCTTGATTGTTTTTATATTCTAGAATATCCATTATCTCCCAATTGAAGATTGGATAGTTTACTACTGTAGCGCCAGTACGTAATGAATTTTGAGTGAATTGTTTTGAAGCAGCCTCAACAGTTTTTAATAAAGGAAGTGCTCCTGTATGCTTAACGGTGTTGTTCTTGACCGGAGCCATAATACCTCTAACCGGTCCCATGTCAATACCAATACCGGCTCTCTTAGATGTCATAAGCGATAATGCATACTCAGAAGATAAGATAGACTCTGATGAATCACCCATCTTAATCTTACAACAACTACTAAACATCTTAAGCTGAGTTCTTACGCCTGATATAATCGGTGTAGGTAATGAGATCTCATCGTCTTTCAATGCTGTATAAAAATCTATAATAAGTTTCTTTCTATTCTTCTCATGAGCAAAGATAACCATTGGAATAATCATGAATGTTTCTTGTGGCATCTCTAATGATTTGCCACTCTTAACATCTTTAATAAGGTACTTGCTTTCCATCTGAACAATCGAAGCATAACCTCTATTGAAGTCGTTCTCTCTATCAAGGAATGACCCAAGTTCTTCGATCACCTCGTCTGAATAGAAGTCTAAAATCTCAGGCGAGTATAATTTGTTCTTTACATTATTTTCAATATACGATAAAAAGTCAATAGGATCATTTGATCCATATACTTCTTTTCTCATATGTGTAATAAGAAGTCTGCCCGCATACACGTCGTAGTCAGGTTCTTGTGGACTGATTTTTTCTGCGGCTGATTTAACTAATGTTTGATGGATGTTAACTGTTGATATTTTGTTAACTAATTTGATATGTGCATTTAACGCAGTATCTGATACCGATACATTTAATCCATCAGCACATACTTCTAGTACTTCGTGGATTTTATCATAGTCTAAAGGTTCTAGAGAACCATCTCTCTTCTTGACATGTATGTCTGACATTCTTTCTCCAATTCAATTCAAAAATAACTTAATATAGTTATATTATAACATAGTTTACCGCAAAAGTAAACCCTATTTTACATTATATGCAGTAAATAAAATACCGGTGGTAGACTTATATATATCAATTCCAGAAAAAGAACCCGCTGGGATAGTGTTACTTAATGATATCACTGAGCCTTTAACCATGCGATCGGTTAAAGTTTCATTTAAGATATAATCTCCAGGAAGGAGATTGTGATTGTCTTCATTTAAATCAGGTGTTATATCAACACCCAACTCATCTAAAGCGCTGTTTAGTTGTTCTTCACTCATGCCAGTCTCTTCTCTTAATAGATAAAGTGCTGCTGCATACGAAGCGATTCTTGATTTACCAAAGGGGATCTTTTCTAAGATACGTTTGATGTTAAACACTAAACGATGGAAGGTGGTATAAGCATCCTTCTGGTCAGTGGTTAGTAGCTTACGGGCCTTAATAAGATTCTTACCCTCACCATCAATGATACCTTCTTTATAGGCATCCATATCTTTCCACTCAGTAACTAATGTTTTTAGAAACCGGTATGTATAGTATAAATCTGCTGCTCTTGATATTCCCATTTATAATTCTCTTAATGCGTTTATTATAGTTGAATCTAATACGATATCAACATAGTCTTCTTCAGGCATATAGTTCAAATACACCAGAAAGGTTTTAATCACACTCTTCAATGGACACTCGGTTTTCACCATGAGTAATTCACTAGTGACTTTAGGTCCGAAGACATTGCCTAATGTAATAATATGGTTGAGTATTAAACGCTCTTTCAAATCATCATCGCGATAATAACGATTGACTAGTCTATTGATGTATTTGAACCGCGCTAAATCGTTCTTAAACTCTTCAGTGGTTGCCCATTTTTTAGTCTGGTAATGTTTCGACGCATATAGTTCGAAGTTATCTTTAGTCAATTTTAGCATAATATAATGAAGAGGGGTTTATTTCTTCAATTTCTTTTTCATTTTATTCATAAGGCCATCTGCTTTCTTTTTAGTAGGTTTGACAGCTTCAACTTTCTTCTTGCCATTAAAAGCCTCGCAATCAGCTTTACTAAATGTGCCCTTAGCACCAATCCATACATGTCCCGTGCCATTGTCAACAATACCTTGCTCTACTGTCATTGTGCTGTTGGCTAAAACGCCTTCTTTTTTATAACTCATATTCTTATTCCTTGCATATATCAGAGATCCAAACGTTCTTGGATTCTCCATTTAAATTAACTTCTACGTAATTGCTACATAGTTTATTTATAGTGACCTTCTCGCGGGATTCAACAATGTATACTTCATCACCAACTTCGAATAGGTTACCTTTTACATACTTCTCTCTTAACATCGACAAGCGCTTGAGCTTTGTGTCTTGTTTAAATAATCTTGATTCCTTAAGACCCATACCAGATCGAACAGCATTCATCAGGGCTTCTGCACCTTTAAATCCTTTTGGCATACCCTTAGTGAAGGTAATAAGATCGTTATCTTCAGCAGCTGCTCTAAGTTTAGAAGCTGACATACCTGATACATCGTCAGAGTCTGGATCTCTTTCACCAGCCGATACTACTTTAACACCATCAGTAAAGTCATAAAAACCATGCTTACCTTTAGTACCATTATACTTATTTAAAACCGTATCAAATTCTTTAACTCGGTCCGAACCAACAACGATAGTACATTTCTTAAAACCATCAGCATAAGCTACTGATAATGCATCAAAGAAGTTTCTAACACTCTTATCCATAATAATAGATCGAGCGTGCTTAGGGAACATCTTACGCATGAACTTTACTTTATCAGTGAAGGTCAATGGATTCTTTTTAGCATCAACGCTTTGTGATGGATATACCTTATATGTAGACTTACCAGCAGCCTTTGCAATTGCTGTTAATAGTTTACCGTGGCCATTTGTTGGTGGATTAAATCTACCAAAAGAGATAACAATCTCTTCAGAGGCTTTCTCTGTTAAGTAGTGTTCCTTAAAACCATGTATCATTTGCTGGCCTTGTGTTTAGCAACTTTCTCTTTATTATCACTTTTAACTTTGGGTAAGATCTTCTTAGCCAATTTAGCAATAACTGCTTTCTTCTTATTAAGTTGCTTTTCCAATTTATCTTTAGCAGCGAAACCTAAGTCACTTTTATCTTTGTTTTTAAGAATCTTAGCAGCAATCATATCTCTAGCCTTTTTCATTGCCATACCCTTAAGTTTCTCTGGAGAAGCCGGCTTATTCAAAGCTTTCTTCATACCTATCTTACGCTTAGATGCAGACTTCTTAAAAGCCTGCTTCATCTTCATACGGGTTTGAGCACTTACTTTTTCGTCAACCTCTTCCATCAGATTCCCATCCTTTGATTATGTCTTTACTAAAATTGTTATAACTAAATTCCATACGGTTAACGATCTTATACGCACCATTTGTTAAATGGTCTATAGCAACATAACCTTCTGAGCCTGTCACTTTAAAACCGTTTTTAGTCTTTACAAAGGTATTTATACTTTTTATAGAATCTAAATGGGTGAGTAACATTCTCTTAACGATGA